TCGCTGCGACATACGTGCCTATGCCGACAGCCACGCCAGCGACGAATGTGCCAATCGCCGTGGCTATCCCGCTGAGCCACGCAGCGGCCATCGTGGCAGTCGCCACGACGGTCTCGGCCACAGCCACGGCGATGGCTGTGACATAGGCCCCGATTGACGCTGCGGCCTGCACCGCAAACGCTGCGATCGGTTTGGCCGCACTGGTCGCCCAGGCTGCGCCTATCTTGGCTGCCATTGATATGGCATTGGTCGCTGGTGCTGCGATCGCGGCGAGGTCCTTGATCAGGGACTTCCCAAAACCCATCCCGAACTTGGCGAGGCTCTGGGCGACAGGTCCGAGGAATGCAGCGGAGATCCTCGCAGCCGATGCGACGGCACTGGCAGACGTCGTCGCCGCCGATGCCGCAAACCCTGCGAGGCTTTGAGACGCAGACACGCCGAACGAGATGACGGCAGAGGATGCGGATAACGACGCCTTGGCGACCACCCCGAATCCGCTCAAGGCAGCCGAGCCGATGGTTGAGAGTGGCCCGATCGCCAGACGGGCCGCAGTACCCAAGAGATACAGACCCTTCCCAGCGATCGTGATTGGCGACATAAGCAGGCTGAATACTTGCACCAAACCAGTCACGCCCCTCGTCAGCCCCAGCATCGCGTTGCCAAACGCAGACAGGGCGACGCCAGTGGCGAAGATGCCCGCCGAAACCTTCAGCGCCATTTGCACAAGGTCTTTGTTCTTGTCCAGATACCGAGCGATCGCCGCTGCGTTGATCGTCAGGATCTTGGCGATCTCTGTCAGGCTCGGAGCCAGTGCGGAACCGATCGCATTGGAGATCGCACCCACCGCCCGATGCATACTCGTAAGGGCAGAGCCAAACGCATTGGCGCTCTTGGCGCTGTCGGTGCTCATGACGATCCCGAGCTCTTCGGCCTTGCGAGCCATCTCGTCTAGGCCAGCCGTGCCGTCTGCGATCATCGGTAGGAGCTGTACGCCTGCTTTGCCAAAGAGTTGCATTGCCAGAGCTGCCCGAACAGCAGGATCGGGGGTCGCGGCGAGGGCTCCCACGATGGCCCTGAATCGCTCCTCTGGGCTCATTCCACTGATCTGTGCCATTGAGAGGCCGAGGCGGGCAAATGCCGCAGTCGCTTCTTTGCTGCCGCTGGATGCCTCGGCAAAGGATCGGTTGAGATTGATGACGCCCTTGGAGACATCTTCGAGCGTGGCTCCATTTTGCTCGGCAGCGAAACCGAGCTTGCTCAGACTCTCGACGCTCAAGCCCGTTTTCTTGGACATGTCGAGCAGGGCAGATCCAGCCGATCCAAACGCCACAGTCGCGGCGATCATGCCACCAGCAGCAGCGCCACCGATGGCTGCGAACTTGGCGCCGATGCCAGCCAGCTCGCGGCCCACGTCGTTGACCGATGTGGCGAGGCCACGCATCGCAGAGTTGAAAGCCTTTGTATCGGCTCCCACTTCTACGAATACCTTGCCAGCTCTGACTGCTCCTGCGCTCATGGGACTTTCTTCGCGTTAGGCCCAAAGAGCGCCGCTATTTCAGCGGCAGTCGCTTGGCGAGGAGGAGGCTTCTTTGCAAAGGGGTGGTACTTGTAAACGTCTTGGACGGGCTTGCCCTTCTCGCGATTCATGTTGGCTTGCTGACACAAAATATTCGCGGTGTGCCACCAGTCATTCTCTAGGCGACCGTCACGAGCGAGGACGAGTTGTCGATAGGTCCACTCTCCGGGGTGGACTCCGAGGATTCCGGCAGCTTCCCAGATGCAATCCCAGACACTGCGGCGTCCACGTCCAGACTCTCCATCTGTGTCATCGCGTTGTTGAGAATTTTTGCCGTCATCAGCTCGAACTTTGCGGCCATGGCTGCGACCATCTTTCGCAGCCGGAGCGGGAAAAAATCCACGATTTCGCTTTCCAGCGCCCTCGCTGCATCCTCAAGGGATTCGCCTCGCAAGCCGTCTAGGAATTGTTCTTTGGTGAGGTTCTTTTCGGCGATCTGTGCGATGAGCAGGGCAGCCAACACCTCGCCCAACTTTGCGAAACTCGACCGAATGACTGCGAGCGTCTGATGGATTGTGCCAATGTCCACCAAGTCAAATGGCGTGGGCTTCTTCACCTTGCGAGTGCTGCCATCAGCGAGCGTCTCGTCTGTCTCGACGTCCACACTGACGAGGTCACGCACCCGCAGGGCAGAGGCCACCGTCAGAGCGATAAGCCATGGCCTACCCTGATCGTCCTTGAATTCTTTCATCGAAGTCCATCCTTTGTTCTTTTTAGCTCGACCGTAAATGCCACCACATCATCCAATGGATCAGTCTCTCCGAAGTTGGTCACGATCGCCGGGAACGACCACCCACCAGCGCCGCCGCTAACCGTGACTTGCTCGCCAGACTCCATCGCTGTGACCATCACGCCAGCGTCTGCTGCGTCGATAAATTCGACCGTGCAACTGCCGTCGTATCCGGTCGAATACACCGTGCTATTACGCGAGCCAAACTCGTTGACGTCGATCGTCCTGGCCGTCTCGGAAAATGTGGCGTTTCTCGCGGAGGTGACTGTGCCACCGACCGAGACTGTGCAATCTTTGCCGAGTGTGATCGCCATATCGGCTCCGATTTCAGCCGAACGAGTTGAGCTCTACGGTGTAGGTGACTGCTCCGTCGATTGCTGCGTTCTCCGAAACGCTTGTGACTTGCATACCGCTGGTCTGAACATTGCCAGCCACAGTCTCCATCAGCGCCGAGGAGTCGTGGCACTCGATCGACCAACTCTTGGTTACGAATCCAGCGGCGGTAGCTTTGTACCCGTCGCCGATGTTGCCACGGTTGGAAATGTCGATCGTGTCGCAGCTTTCCGTGTAAGTCGCGCTGATAACATTTGTATCTGTGACAGCAGCAGGAACTGCTGCGCCGTCTTTGCCGAGAGTGATTGCCATGATGTCCTCTGTGTAAAAATACTAGGATGCTACGGTGCGGGAGCATGAAACGGAGTAGGTCACGATGCCATCGACCGGGGAGCTCTCGGCGACGCTGATGACAATGAATTCGCCGGACAAGCCGCCAGCGGAGATACTGACCGTGTCACCTGCTGCGCAGCCGGGGTCGTCGACGCATTCGACGTCGCACTTCGCCTCGGCTAGGCCGCCTCGGAATTTCTTCTGAGTGTCGCCGAACTTGGTGACGTCGATCGTCGTGGCCGACACGGATGAAGAAACGCTACGAGCGTTTGCGATTCCACTGACCGTAAAGTCTTTACCGAGATCGGGCATAGGAGATCCTCCGAGAGTGTGTGTATCTGATCAATTTAGAGCGGGGCCAGAAATGCCGTAGGGCCTCATTAGCCCTTCAAAGCGTCCTTGAATTTTTCGTGGACTTTTGCCAGTTTTTTCTGCATGGCTGCGTTGTTTTGCATGAATGGACGTGCTGGGTAGCGGGCGTTTTTCGTGGTGTCTGTGCGTTCCCAGTGCCTGCTCTGGATGGCCTTGTGATTCCAGATGACCGCGCCCATCACGTAGCCATTGCTGCCTGCACGGTCGCGCGATTTCTTGCCCTTCTTGGATGCGTAGGCCCTGCGGGCCTCGCCCACTCCGACTCTGTACATAGTCAGGTTGAGCGAGCCACCGAACTCGTGGAGTTGATTCAGCCAGGGGCTGCGGTAGACGCCCACGACAGCCGACTTTGACGCAGCGTCGTAGTAGTCCGCAATGTCGTTGTACATCCACCGCCTCGGAGACCAGCTCTTCACAGGGCTGCCGGGAGGGCGAGCCTTGCCACCGGAGACGATCGTCATGTCGCGATAGAGGCCACGCTTGTAGGTGACGACGGCCTTTGCCCCCGCCGCTTTGTTCCCAGCCTTGGTGCGAGCTGGGGCCGCCTGACCGATCGATCGCTTGGCCTGCTCTTTGAGATCGAGGCCGATCTTGCGGAGCGCCGCATAGTTGCCCTTCTCCAAGAGCTTGATCACTTTCTCCGAATCGAACGACGCCGCCCTCACCTTGATCGTGAGTTGGAATCTCGGCGTACGGTCGACGTATGGAGCACGCATGGCGACTATCTAAAATAGCGGTAGGTGGCTGTGATGACTGCCCGCCAGACATTGCGATCCCGCAGTGCCTCGTCTGGGTCGATCGCGATCGTGACGGCCACAGGGCTGCCGCTGCCCGCAGGCCAGCCTGCGGAGTCCCATGTGTGGTTGCGAACGGCGTCGCCCACCTCCTCGGCCAGCGAGAACATGGCGTCAGCGTCTGCGTCGGTCTCGACGTGCCGGCCTACGAAGATGTTGAGGCTGTAGTCAATCTGGAATAGCAGGCGATTGGCCCGAGTCATCTCCACGCTGCCGGGAGTGACAGCGATGACAGGATTAGCCAGATCCTCCACAGCGTAGCTGGGCCAGTTTGTGCGGCTGACTGCGGGCGTCAGGGAAAACGTCTCGGCGTCTAGGCTGGCTGCCAATGCGTCTGCCAACTCGATCAGGGGGCTAGGCATGAGTGGCTCCGAGGATACGCTCCATGGCTGCGACATTGGCCGCTAGGCGGGGATCGTCTGGGCATCTTCGCACCGCTTCGCGGGCGTGTGTGAGGGCCTCGGGTCGTTGGCCCAGCTCCCAGAGCGAGACCGCCAACAGATCGACAGCTCGATCGCGAGAGGCTGGATCAGTCGCGTGCGTGCCTGTGGCAGTGGCTGCGATGGCTCGGCGAGCGTGGCTCTCGGTCTCTGCCCACTCTCTGGCAAAATAGCTTTGAAGCGCCAGTTGCTCGTGGGCATCTGGCTCGTATGGGGCCTCTCTGGCTGCGGCCACGAGCTGGCCCACGTCGCTGGTCAGGCGAGCCAGAGCACGACGAGCATAGGCCCGCTCGGTGACTGTGCCGCCGGCCATCCCGAGATACTGTGTGAATACGTCCACGGCCTCGGGCATCGCGGCGTAGTCGAGCTCGCGGGCCAGATACCACCGAGCCCGAGCGTCGGTCGGGGCCTCGGCCACCGCCACCCGCAGGAGCGAGAGATCTGTGGAGTGGCGCTTGCCAGCGTCCCTGAAATGGTGGATCTCCATCCCCTCGGCGATCGCCTGCCGCTTGGTGACTGCCCACGAGATCAGCCCCTCGTGTGTGGCAGCGCTCCAGCGGTATCCGCTGCGAGCGTGAACACGATCACAGAAAAATACGCAGCCCTCCCTGCCATCATCTTTCCAGCTCCAGACGTAGCGATAGGCGAGGCTGTTGACGCCATCCACCCACGCCCGCTCGATGGCCTCACGCCAGCCGGGGAGGATTCGCTCGTCCAAGTCCAGACGCACCGCTACATCCAGATCGCTAGGCAGATGGTGGAGCGAGAGATTGTGGGCATCGTCCCAGCGCCATGGCACGACGTTGCCTGTGGCGACGGTGACGCCAGACGCCAAGAGGATGCCGACGGTGTCATCGGTGCTGCCGGTGTCGGTGACGACTCGCACGTCAGCATCTGAGCAGCTCTCGGCCCATGCCTGGGCGTGCTTGGCTTCGTTCTTCGACAGGGCGTAGACGCCGATCCTGAGCCTCATGTGAGCACCGCCGCTTGACGCAATCCGTCGTTGATCCAGTCGACGCTGCGACGGCGATCGGTGGCAAACTGCACGACCGCAGCCTTCACTTGAGCATTGTCGCAATCGTCGGCGAGGATCGCTGGCACATGAGCCACTAGGCATAGATCTGCCAGCGCCCCAGCGAATGAGTGGTCGCCGTCAACGTGGGCAAAATCAGCAGGTGGCAGGCTTTTGACAGAGTGGCTATCCACGATGATCAGGCTGGCGTCGATGGCCCAGCGATCCACGACGCTCTGCCAGTGTGCCAGGCACTCAAGGCTGTCGGCATCCATTGCGCCATCAATGCACAGATACCGAGCGTCTGGGGCCACTGTCGCGAAGCACGCCAGGCTGTACCCACAGCGAGTGCCGATCTCGATCACCCTGCGAGGCTTGAGGTCGGCCACGATCGCGGCCTTGTGGAAGTAGTGATTTTCCACCCGCTCGTCCAACGCAAACCAGTCATGCGGACGCCAGCAGTCCACGAGCGTCTGGCAGATCTTGGCTCGCAGTGTGGATTTCATAGAGCATCGCCCATACATCGACTTGGCTGATCTCGACAGTCCACGCCTCGGCATCCCGAACGCCGAAGCTGACGACCACACGATCACCCGAGACCGCGAGGCCCGCCGCAAACTCGATCGCCTGCTTTTCTTTGAACGCGAACAGGGGCGACATCTTCCGCAGCGTGAGGCTATTGTCGAGCCAGACGAGCCGATGTTCGTAGGCCCTAGCCCCGTGGATGTGGGCCACCTCGTGGATGCACGCCAGAAACCCGCCATGGAATGGCACGAGCTGGCTGCCGCCCCGAAACCCCTTGGCGATCGTTGGCGAGGCCGCTCCCCTGATTAGCTGCCACGACCCATCGGGCATCGAGTCGATCGACACAGTGCGGCCTGCGTGGCAACAGCTATAGAGCCAGCCTCCACGGCCCTCGATGGGCATCCAGTTTTTCTCGTGTTCCTGCTCGCCGAGGCCGTCTGCGATTTCGAGGTTTGAGAGCGTCGCCGTCTCTAGGTCGAGGTCTGCCGTGCCGATCCGACATCTGCCGTCGAATCCGCTGGCGTTACGCACAGTGGCAGATACGCCGAGCTGGTCGCCAGTGCGACGCAGGCGACAGTCCTCAAGGCCCCAGACTGGGTATCCCGATTGTGGGTACGTCGGGCCTGTGATGGGGCGAGCGTCCAGAATGTCTAGGTCGCTCGACAGTCGGACGAGAATGTTCTTCGTCTTAATGACGCCAGCGTCGGTGGCAGGCATCTCGTATCGGCCTTGAATGATGGAGTAGTTGCTACTCCTCACGATCGCGAGAAACCCGTCGCCGTGCGAAATGATCGCTGGGTTGAAGAGACTCCACCCATCGCCTGCTGGCTCGATGTCAAACCGGCGAAACGTGACGCCAGCCAGCTCGTCAAGCGTGGGTGTGTAGTACGTGCGATTGGTTCTGGCCGTATCCTCGACGCCATCGGGCAAAGAGTCCATCGAAAGAATCCGATCGCAGGCACGCCTGCCCGTTTCGAGCTCGCCGACGTAGTAGGAGTGGATCGCCAGCGATTGCAGGTGGGAGAGCATGGGCTAGACGGGATCGGTGAGCGGCGCGGCGGGGACGGAGAACGCTGCGCCATAAACGTGTGCGCCCTTTACGATCCTGACCTCGTCGATGTAGCCGTCGAAGAAGTCGCCCGAGTGGCTCTGCCCGATACGGCAGGGAGTGGCGCTACTTAGGTTGTCGGAATTCGTTTGCGTATCCAAGAGCGCACCGTCCAGGAACAGTCGCAGGTCGGTACCCTGCCGAGTGACGGCCAAGTGATACCACACGCCAGTCGTTGCCGACCACGCGCCTTGAACTAAATTTGAGATGTACGGCACACCAAAATAGAGCGTCGATGAGTAGTAGTAGAGCGACCAGCCATTGCTACCGCTGCCGCCCTTGTTTACGAGCGCGACACCATCGGCGATTGTGTTGAATCGAATCCAGCCCTCGACACAGAAGTCTCCCGCGCCAAGGTCGAGCGAACTGCTAGAGATCTCGATATAGTCTCCAGAGCCGTCGAACAGGGCAGACGCACCACCGAACACGCTTTGAGCCGTGCTGATTTGTGCGTCACCATTGGGGCCGACGATGAGCCCCTGCGACGACGAATCGGTAAAAACGGTTGACGCATTCGCGCCGTCCATGTGCAGGAGCAGGGCTACGCCTGTCGTAAACACTGGCGGTAGAACTTCCACGTTCGTTACATCGGCAAACCAAAGCGAATCCCCCGACGAGTACGTCGCTCGGACGAACGTCCGATAGTTCGTGGTGTTGGAGATCGTACCCGATACGATAGAGAACTCACTGCCGAGCGTAACAACCTCGGCAGTGGCCCGAGCGATTCGCCAAAGGATCGTCTGGCCGTCGGCTGCATTCGTGGGGCTTCCGATCTCGGCCGTACCATTGATCGCGACGTCGACTACGTCGCAGGTCGCCGCGTCGGTCGCTATCGTTCCCGAGGTCGTCCCGAGGTCTACGACTACGGGCGACTTGCTCTCAAGGTAGGTCGAGTCGCCAAAGGTGAGACGCTTGCCGGCTTGGAGCGTGAGGCTTGAGTCGCAGAGGATCGCGTAGTTGGTTGAGCTGTACGTGTTCGAGATATGGCCGCCCTGCCAATTAAGTTCGTACCCAACTGCACAACTCAGCGAGATGCCATTGGAACCGCCAGTGCCATTGTCGAAGCTACCGACGTTAATGTTTTGGCCGCCTGTGCCGAACAGGATCGCCCCGGTCATCGTGCCACCTGCGAGCGGCAGCTTGTCGCTGGAGTCGCCACCGCCACCCGTGGGGCCGGTATCACCCGATGGCCCAGTCACAGTAGACGCATCACCCGTAGGCCCCGTGACGCTGGCCCCAGTAGGGCCGGCGATTCCGCTGCCGACAAGATCCCAAGCGTAGCCGGTCCATCGATAGGTGCGGCCACCCGTGGTGGTTTGATCGTCGATCGCTGGAGAGCCGGGGAATGTGAGTGCCATCGTTGAAGTCCGTTCTAGTGTGCGTAGTCGTTGAAAATGTATTGCCAGTTTGTGCCGTCAAAAATCAGCGTCGCGTTGCCGCGAAACGTGCCAGAGAATCCGCTCTCGATTGTCACGACGCCAGTCGCGGTTGTGGTCTTGACGTTGAGCAGCTTGGTCCAGTCGGTGGTGGTGTTCTTGATGACAAGATCAAAACCATTTGAGACGCCAGTGGGTAGCGTCACATCTCGATCCACTCCATCTGGGTCGATCCATTGGTAGAGATCACTGACGCTCGTCAGCACGACAGTGCCCGTGGCAGTGGTGATCGCGATGCCGCCGCGATACGCACCGCCTGCGCCCGTGGGGCCTGTGGGGCCTCCACTAGGGCCGGTGACTCCCTGCTCACCTTGCACTCCAACCTCGACCCACACGCCAGCGTAGCGAAGGTAATAGCGTCCAGTGGAGTCATCGAGCCAGAGAGCGCCGTCGAGGATCGCAGCCGGAGCTGTCGGGCCTGTCGAGTAAAACTCTTGATTGCCGGTAGCGCCCGTGGGTCCGGTGTCGCCGAAACCGTTGGGGCCTGTGTTGCCCGTGGGGCCGGTCACGTTTGACGCTGCACCTGTGGGACCTGTCCCCTGTGGACCAGTCCTGCCCGTGGGTCCAGTGATCATCGAAGAGGGGCCGGTCATCCCCGTAGCGCCAGTCGGGCCAGATGGTCCGCTGGAGACATCGATGCCCGCACCCCATCCGGTGACAGCGTCTTTGGGGCCGTACAAATACTTGCCAGTGGTGTCGAGATACAGATCGCCCACGCCTCCAAGGATGCCTGTCGGCGCGCCGCTGCCTGCGAGGACTGGAGAGCCACCTGTGGGGAGCGAGAAGAATGGCATTACGCTAATCCTGTCGGCATGAAGCCAAACTCAACCCACACGCCGGCGTATCGCACATAGTATTTTCCATTGTCGGTATCGATCCACGCCTCGCCGTCGTTGGCCGACGCCGGAGCTGTGGGGCCTGTGGCGTAGACCTGACCGCTACCGATTGCGCCGGTCGGTCCTGTCACATTAGAGGCTGCGCCTGCCTCACCCGTAGGGCCTGCGACCGTCGAGCTAGCGCCCGTGGGACCCGTGACAGTCGACGCAGCCCCAGTTGCGCCAACGCCACCCGCAGGGCCGGTGACAGTCGAGCTGGCCCCGGTCGGGCCTGCCACTCCAGCCGATGCGAAGTAGGTTCCGATCTGTGAAATCGCGACACGTTTTGTGGACGAGTTGCTTGAGACGATCAGTAGGTCGGTCCCGGTGACGCCCGTGATGGCCGGTAGCTCGGAGACTCGTTTTTGTGTGGGCATTAGTCAACCGCCAATGGGACTACGATCTCGTCTCCGGCCTCGGTCACGATGTACGCTATGTCGCGATCTGTCTGCTGCGTGTGGATTCTCACCATCGCTTGGAATGCATCGGCGAACCGATACGGCGCCACGCCCCTCGGGCTCGACACCTCGTAGAACGTAGCCACATCTCCGAGCGTCTCCACGATCACATCGCCTCGCACAGGCAACCCGTAGGGCAGCTCGCTGGTGGAGAGGATGTAGTCACGACTTTCCCAGAGTTCCTGCACGCCACTCTGGCTCTGGCTCTCAAAACTGGACGCACCGATCGTGGCTGTGATCGTGGCGGTGTTAGCGCCACGCTTGTAGGCACAGAGCGTGCCGGCAGACGCCTTGAGCTGGCCGGCCAGCCACGCCGCACCAGTTCTGAGAACGTCTGCCATACAAACTCCACAGACCCACACAGCTCTCGCGTCGCGCCATATTGCAGCGACGCGAGAGCATGCGGATTAATCAGAACTAGGCGCCCGGATTCAGCTTCACATCGACAAGCAGATCACCACTGGCAACAGCGGCGACAGCGAATCCAGCGACGACGCCGGTGCTGTTGTCGCAGGCCACGCCGGCAGTGGCGTGGTAATACATCTTCTGACCCTGCGTCACGGCAAAGCCGGACACCTTCACGAAACGAAACACGCCTTCGACAGCCACTTGGCCCAGTGCCGAAGCAGCGATCGGACGAGTTGCGACACCGAGCAGCGGTCCCATGACCACCACATCACCAACAGCCAGCGCGCCCGATGGCGTGTGGTCCACGTACTCGCCGTCTTGGCGGTAAAGAGCTGTACCCATTTGAAAATCCTCCGAGAAAGTGTTGAACGAAAAAGAATGCAAAAAATCCTACCGTCGGCAGCTTGAGCACTGCCGACGGTAGTGAAACAACAGGCTATAGGCAGACTAGGAGACGGCCATCTTGTAGCAGCCCTTGGCTTCGGCTTGAGCACAGCCGAAGTCAAAGTAGCCACGCATCTGGATGCCGAGCACGTTGAAATCGGCATCAGCCGTTTCAACAGTCGGGCTGCGCTGACCGTTCAAGAACGCCACCTCCATCGCGGGCAGATCCTGAGGATCAGCAGCCAGCCACCAGCTCGTCGCCGAGGACAGGTAGCTCGAACTGACCACACGATACCGACCGGCGAGCACGTTCTGTGCGACGCCTGCCGTGGTGTTGCCGCTGATCAACAGGCTGGAGCCCATGATCTCGGCAGCAGCGATCTCCAGATCCACAGGGACCAGGATGATCGCAGGAGCGATCGCCAACGGATTGCCGTCGGTGTCGGTCTGCTTGCGGAACGCAGTCACAGCCAGCTTCAGGCCAGCGATCGCCAGTGCGTTGCCAGCACCGGGAGTGCCGGTGGCATAGGTCGCAGCGGAAAACGCAGCCCAAAACACCTTGTTGAGCTTGATGGCAGCCCCACGACCGATCCGCGATGGGATGGCCGAGAGAGCACCCAAGTCGTCGTTCACCAGATCGGTTCTGGTGATCGAACTCATGATCCCGTACGTATCGGCTGAGAGCGTTCGCTTCTCGTCCGATGCGCTGGCCGACTTCAACTCACCGCCAGGGGCGACCTTGTCGAAATCAAAGCCACCATTGAGCCGATAGCTCGTGACGCTCTTGAAATCGTTGACGCTGCGAACACTGGAGATCTGGTCCCACGTCGCCTCGACGGCGGTGAAGCCGTTGAGCAAGAATTTGGAGTACGTCGCAGACAGGATGTCGGCGATCGTGTGGGTGCTCCATGCGGCCTGCATGACGGGGCGAAGATTCGCACCGTTCAAACGGGTCGATCCGGTGTAGCCCTGATCCTGAGCAGCACGCACCAGCACCTCTCCGAGGGAGGTGTGGCGGTAGTCACGAGCAGCAGCTTCGAGCGTCTGCACGTCGAAATGCTTCTCGATATTTGGCAGATTGCATTGCATCGCAAATGCTGCCTCGATGACCTTCCCCGTCGGCACAGCCGGCGTGTTGACGTGGATCGCGGGAGTGACCCGCTCGTCGCGTGTGGCGATGATCTTTTCCATTTTCAAAACTTTCTGATGAAGTTCCTCGATCTTGGCCGAGTCGGAAACGATTCCCGCCTCAACTGTTTCAGCGATGGGCTCTACGGCGACGACCGCCGTAGCTTCCGAAGAGGTGATAACCTCTTCGGGCATTTCGTTGGCTTCCGCCATAAAAATCTCCTCCGCATCTGCGGCGATTGATACCGACGTTGCGTCATCGGCTCCCAGGGTGACAAAAGAAACCTCTCGCAACTTGGAGGCTTTCACGATTCTGATTGGTCCGTTAAACACTTGGCCGTTCACGGTGACGCTCTGGTCTGCCGGCACTCGCTGGTGGCGCATGACGTCAGCACCCACGCTGGCCTGCCAGGCGAAACCCTTGTCGGCCAGCTCGACCACACGCCCCGAGGCGTCGTTGGATGCGAGGATCTCGCCCTCGACGTAGAGCCTGCCATTCTCGGCCCGCACGCTGGTTGTCTGCCCGAGGATCGAGCCGATCTGGTAGTCGTGGCCCAAGACGATCGGTATCCGCTGGTTGAATTTCATCCCGGCCAGATCGATCACGATCGGCTCGGCTGACCATCCCTGCTTGATTGCAGCGCCGGTGTATGCCTCGATCGCGAACTTGCGAGGGCCGACAGTCTCGCCCTCGACGGCCTTGGCCGCAGCGACGAACTCCACAGCAGATTCAATTTTGAGAGAGTTGATGTTCATAGCGTTTTTCCGAAGGTGATAAATGCGTCGGAGGTGGTGGTGTCCCAGTCGTCCCCGAAATCAAGGATGAGGAAATTCATTCGGTGGGTAATTCCTGGTAGGGCTGTCTGGCTGGCGCATCGGCAGCAGGCGTGAGGCCCAGCTCGTCAATCAGCGTCCGCTCGGCTGCGATCTGTCGCAGCTCCGTCTCCCAGTTTTTCCCCTGCTTGGCGTATTCGTGGGCGAGGGATGTCGTCAGCGTCTCAAGCCTCGTGCGGGCAGCCTCGGCTTCTTTGCTTGGGTCGACGTGCTCTCGCCCATCCCACACCCACGACCAATTCCATTCACTGATCGGAGCCATCGAGTCGGGTACGATGCCCAAGAGCGATGCCTCGGCGACCCATGCACCGAGCATCCGGTCGAGCATCACCCGCTCCAGCTCGTCGCGGTACACACGCACAGTGGCAGCGTAGATCTGGTGATCCATGCGACCCGATGCGTAGTTGTACGAGGAGGAGTCGAGGGCAGCGACGTTGTACGGGAGCTGCATACAGCGCCCGATCTCCGAGACGATCTCACGCTTGAAGGCTTGGTACGTGTTGGTGGGTTGCTCGGCCTTGAGCTGGCTGATGTCCCACCCTTCGGGCAGCGTCACCATCGAGCGTTTCTCGATCGCCATCTCGGAGAATGCGTCGACCTCGTCAACCTCCGCAGCCGGGGAGTTGCTGTGGAGGAACGCCGCAAAATCTGCGGCGGTCTCCGCTGCTGCGATCACTGCCTCGGTGTAGCGCCGCATGGCGGCGAATAATTTCAACGCAGGCCCCACCTCGGGGATGCCTCGATGTTGGCCGGCACGCTGTGGCCGGAACCAGTGGACGATCTGCGAGGCGGGGATGCGTGTGAATTCGGTGACCGTGGAGATGGAATTGCTGCCGGGGTGGTAGCCGAGTAGCTGGTAGCCGGTGACGTTGCCGATCGTGTCGAACTCTAGCCCGTCGACCGTCGAGCCCTCTGGCGTCACGTTACGCGAGCTGGCGAGGATCGCCGATGGTGTGGCGATCATCTCGGCTTCGAGCAGTCGCACATCGAGCTGGACGCCATCGTAGGCTGGGTTGCTGATAAACATCGCGAACGCTTCGCCGTCGGTGACGATGCATTCACGCATGGTGCGGAGCTTGGTCGGTAGGTTGATCTGCCAGCCCCAATCGAAAAATGCCCGCTCGATCTCTCGGTCGATCGTGGAGTCGCCGCTGCTGAGTTGGAGTCGTGGGCCTGTGCCGATCAGATCATTTGCCAGCGTCGAGGAGATGCCCGCTAGGTACGAGTTGTTGGCTCGCTCGTAGCGGGCGCGGTTGCGTAGCGTGCGACGCACCATCGGCGAGCCTGCGGCGTCTGCGGACAGGGCGTCAGAATTCTGCCAGTGGCGATAATCGTCGCCCTTCTCGGCTGAATCGAACTTGGCACGCACATGGATGGGCATCGCGACAGATGGTCGCTTGACCGGCCCGAACAGAGCGGAGATGAGCCCCATGTCTAGATCGTGCCTGGTGGTGTGAGGCGGTTGAACCGGAGACCCCGTCGGGTGTTCGTCGCAGTTGTGGTCGCTGCGTTTTTCGAGGCGATGTAGCGATCGGCCTCGATCATTTTGCTGATGTCCTGGGCAGTCACCTCGCCTGCGTCAGTGCGTACGCTGGCAGGGCCGATCGCCGTGGACTCAATGGCATCTTTGATGATGTCGCTCATGCATGAGAAACTACGCCACCGACAGAAGATCCCGTAGGGCCTCTCCCGTGGACGTCGAAGGGCAACCAGTCGTTGCCCTTCTGGGTGTGCTCGACGATGACCCGACACCCGAGACGCGCTGCGATCGATGCTGTGCTGCTTGAGAAAACAGCCAGCATCCGATCCTTGTCGATCCTCCCCGCCGACACCAAGACGCCGGCGAGGATGCTGCCTCGACCATGACCCCTGTGGCGAGGGTCGACGAATAGCTCTAGGGTCTGCATATCTCGCCAGATGTGAGAGGCGGCCCACCCGATGCATGCACCATCGAGTTCCCAGATCGCCAGCGGTGTCGAACTGCTCGACACACCCTCCAGCATCGACGCCACCTCCGCTTGGAACTCCGACCCATCTCGGGTCAGCCGGTGGATGATCGCCAACGCATCCCGTGGGGCGAGACCGTCGACACTGGTCAGACTGATCGTGTTCATTGCTGCCTCTTGATTGTGATGACCTTACGCCCGCCTGTGGCCGGGATCTCCGCTTTGCGTCGCCGACGACCGCCAGCCTCGGATGCACTCGGAGAGATGCCCGTCACGCTCGCGGCCACCGTCGCACCCACAAGACAATCCCACCAGTGATTCTCTCGGCCCGATATTTTCCACTCGTCCACGACACGCCCTCGGGCCTCGGTGCGAACTGGGTATTCGCTCGTGAGGTGCTCAAACAAAAGATCGTGTTCGCCGGAGTGAAACGCGAGGGCCTCGGGATCGCCGAGGGCCAGACGCAGGCGAGCCGAGACGAACGTCTTCCAAAAATTCGTGTCGTAGATGCAAGACCGAACGTCGGCGTCTCCGAGTCGACCGATCCGCCAGTTCAACCCGATGCGATCGCCTCGATGCTTGGACTTGTCGCCCAGCGGTTGGCTCGATGCACCGATACCTCGACCATGGCTCGGGAGCACAGTCGCCGAGAATGGCGACCTCTTGCAAAACGTGCGGACGACCTGAGTGCTCTGGCCCCAGTTGGCGTCGACCATAAGCTGACCGATACGCATCGACACGCCATCTTCGCGAGGCCACTCGCGGCCCAGGAGATCCTGTGAGAGGTGGTCGAGCCCTGCACGCAGAGACCCCTCGAAGCCAGCGCCATTGGCCGCCAGTGCCAGCGTGCGTTTCGCTCGACCCGCCTCGAAGAAGTTGACCGCCTGATCTGGGTACGTGCCGTAGGCGACGACATGGCCGCCGAAGGAATCGCTCCACGAGGCCACGAGCCAGAAGAGGAGTTTCTCTTGGACGTCGACAAAACAGGTGAGAGCATTGTGGCCGCTCGGGATCGTGCCGCGAGGGACGTTGC